TGGTATGTTTTCCTTATTTTTTGGCATACCATATTATACCTACTTATCTTCAAAATCTTTGTACCTATAGTAGCCTTTGTCAAAATCACACTGAACTAGGAAATCTCCCATAAAGCCATTTCTATTCTTTCTAAAAGCACACTCAATAATATCACTGTTTGTACCTCGCCCAAGGGCTAAGACCCAGTCAGCATCATACGCAATCTGCCTAGACCACGCTGTTTGACCCAGTGTTGGGACTGTAGACAAATCGTTTACATCGTCAGGTGTAGCAGAGGAGATAGCAATAATAGGAACCTCTTCGCCAATAGCCATGAGTTTGAGTTCTCTTGAAAGGTTCTTCATTCGTACCGTTTCATTATCTGACTTCTGATTAGGAGCCATTAACTGAAGGTAATCAACGATTACAAAGTCTGGCTTATACTGATCGATCTTTCCACGAAGGACTGATGGATTAATTTCTCCACCCTGATCGTTTGAGATAATATGAAACTCTGGCTTACCCTGTAGATTTTTAGCATGCCAATCTTTAAGCATTTCTAACTCTACTTCTCCGTTGCTTAACTTTCTATGTGACCAACGACCCTCGCCCATAATCGTAAAGACACGATTACGGACCTCTGTCTCGCTCATCTCAAGACTTATGACTAGTGGGCTACGACCCTGTTTCCAGGCCTGTACAGCGAAATAGAGAGCCAACCACGACTTTCCGATACCTGGATATGCTAAGAAGACTCCCAACTGCCCTGGCATGATTCCAGAGGGTAGGTAGTTATCAAATCCTGGCAGGCCAGTCTTTATACCAATATGACCTAATGCTTGTTGTTTCTTGACATTTTCAAAATATGCGATAGCAGACTCTAGGTCAGTAACATCAATATCACGGATAGCAGCAGTGTTCTTTTTTAACTCTGAGGTCTGTGTTATTAGATTTTCTAAAGCCTTGTTACCCTCACCCTGCTGAACATCACTAGCAGCAGATCTTAAAATATCTTTTAGGCTATCTCTTAAATATTCTCCCTGAAGTTCATCAAGATGGTGCTTGGTTGCACCCACCCCTGGAACTGGGTCAAAGTCTCTGAACTTTTCACTAACTAAGTCAACTGGCGGTAGCGATGAGTTGTTTTCAAAATAAAGCCTGATGAAGTTCCAAATGTCTGCATGTGTTCTAAGAAGATTTTCTACATTGGCCTGAAGAAGAACATGTATTTGTTTATCTTGCAATACAGCAGTTATTAGTTTTGACTCTGTGCTATTCACTTAACCACTCCTTTGCCATTATCCTACGCTCTGCTCTTTCTGCATCGTCCCGCTCTTTGTCTAATTTTATTTGAAGTATTTTTTCTGCGTTGTATGCAAAATAATTCCAAGAAGGGGAATGAGCGATGCCAAAATAATAATTTAGTAAATCATAGCAACCGATCATTCCGTAAGACTCAATAAGTGCATCAGCAGCCCACTGCTCTACATTAAGATTAAGAGACGGTTTTTGCTCATATCGCTGTGTGTGCAACTTACCATAACGACTAAGCAAAGCCATACGGTCTTTGCGTTCAGCCATTACTTTGCTTCTGCTTCAGTCTGTGCTTCTAGAATTTTTGCTGTAAGTTTATCTTCAACAAACTTATAAACACGCTCAAAAGCCTGATCTGTATTTTCGCCATCTCGCTTTGAGTCAGTTACGCCAAGGTCTAACCTTAGTGATTGAAAGTTGCCTAGATTTAAAGTGTATCCTAGAGTTACGGACACCTTAGTTGGTTCATTTTCCATTCTTATACCCTTCGCTAAATAGACTCACTCCATACAGGAATGAATCGTCCATCTTCTGTTTTCGTATATGTAAGTATACCATCGCCCATTCTTCGTGTCAACTCAGCCTTGCTGGGCGTAATATCATTTGTAATTAATCCATCTTTTCTTGGTCTACCAATATGGTATGTAGCCAGTATATCACGAATCTCTTTTACTTGCGATTCAGAGTAATATGATCTAACACGAAAACCTCTTGCTCCGCCTTTTTGAGATCCTTTTGGAAATGGAATAATTCCTCTACGCATAAGAGACGGCATATATTTTTTATGACGATTAACTAGATTAGCAGTCTCTCCAACTGTGTATGCTCGTTCTCTATTTTTTTTAAAATCATTAATTAAACAACTTTCAATCCTATCTTTATTTATATTATAAACAGACATTATCCCATTAGACTTATTTAAATGATGTATTCTAACAAGGTCCCCGTTTAAAAACCAAACCTTTTTATTCCCTGAAATTACAGGGAGGACATTGTAACCTTCGCTCTCAATTGTTCCCTTTTTAACAGCCACATGCCCTCCTGTGAATTACTAGGCGGATGAAAAAATGTTCTCGATCCGCAAGACATACAATATAGTTCTAAGTTATTTATTTGTGAATATTGCCTATCGACAAACATTCTTCCTTTACATCTTTTACAATAAATCATTAATTAGGAATTCCCACTATCAATAAGTTAACACCGACAGTAGTATCTCCGCCAACATTAAACTTTACAACTCCTTCAATCTTCGATGTTGAAATACTTAATAGGGTAACCGTAACATCTTTTCCAGCATCTGTATTTCCAATATTAATTGGAGTTGCAGTAACAACTGGAGGAAACTTAAACTCGCTTGGCAAACTATATGAAAATGATTGGGTAGATCCTGCTGTTTGAGATGAGCCAGAAGTTACTTGAACGTAGCCCCCTATAATTCTTGCCTCAGACGTTTTTACGCTCTGCTTGCCAGAGTTTGGGGTGTCTACCGTAACATACTTATATATTGATGTAGACGCTTGACTGGAAAGATCATTGAGTGCCTTAACTATCTGATAAAGATATGTTACATCTAAAGGCTGCCCCCGTTCGGGTAAAGGTAATATTGCCATAATATAATTATACCAGACTGACTATTCCAGAATCATATATTTTTAAATCAGGATTTAAAGATGGGTTAACGGATGATGCCTGAACAACAACACGCACAGATGTAGTTCCAGTTTTAATAAACGAATAATTTGAAGATCCTGTAGAAGCCCTAAATGTTGGAACAGAAGAGTCAAAGCCTATAAAAACATCATAGAGTATTTGAGTTGATATTTCTCCAGCAGACCAGTTAACCATTATTGTGTTTCCAACAACATTTATATCTCCAACACCAAGAAGAACTTCTCCAGATTCAGCAACAAATATTTGAGAATATGCAGACTTTCTATTTTTATCATCTGATATTATCCTAAATCTTAAAACAACAGAATTGTTTTCAGTAACCTTTCCCAAAGAATCTTTTTTAATAATAACATTTTTTATTCCTTTATCTGGAGTTTTACTCATGGTTAAACATCCAATACAAATCTAAACTCTATGTAATTGGTTGTGTTGGCTGATTTTATAATTGGTCTTGCCTGAACATTTTTAATTACAGAGTAGCCAGTTAGACCGTACAAAGAGTTTGTTGATGTAGTGTTTTCAAGCCTTATTCCGTCTAGGCATACATAAAAAGAATCCGATGGAAGATTATTTTTAGTAACACAAGCATAAATTTTTACAGAGGATACATCTGGCCAGTTAAATCTCAAACTTTTGTCTAACTCTTGAAATGTTCTTTTTGCTACGATATATCTATTATTTGCAAAGTTGTGCTTGTCTTCTGATGTCCCTTGTGCATAATTAATATCATCAATGTCAACTACAAACTTTGCATGCTGAACAGTTGAATTAGGTCCAGTATGAGAAAACTCTACTAAAATTTTAACATTGTCTGGAACAGTCAAAGAGTTTGCCACCTTGCTAACAACAGAAAATGCTAACCTTAATTCATCCAATGGGCTATTTTTACTAAAATCTGACGATGGATTATCTAAAACTATATAGTCTGACTCAGTAAGTCTAACCATGCTCCCCTGTTGATCATATAAAAGATTTGAAGAATCACCCCTAAGTGCTACAATATTATTTAAAAATCTACATCTTTCGTTTCTATTAACTCTATCTGTTTGGGTAAAAACTCTATTGTCTGCATTTGTAGAAAAAATCTTTGATGTTTGATTTATCGTTCCATTATTGCTATCTCCGTCTAATGGACTATATTGTACAGGAATGTCTATTGGAGAGGCTCCATCAATGCTATACCGCCAATTATCCGTATCTGCAAAAGAATAAACTACTCTACTATCGAATGATCCAGCCACTGGATTTGAGCCTGCAGAAAAAATGCCAACCTCAGTAATCTCATATCTTTCTTCCGTGGGCAGTTCTGCTGTCAGCACCACCTTTGATAAACCATTTTCATTTACAAATCCCCTAGAAATAATAGGGGCACGAAACATTTCAAAATCTAAAGACTCTTTATTTTTTAATATTGTCAACTCTTCAGGGGGAAACGTATAATCAGAAACAACTGGCTTGGCTCCACAGCCTACGGCAATATGGGACGCATACGATGGCGTCTGCCCAACAAGGTATTTTGCTAAAAGATTTTTTCCTATATTAGTTATCATTGGCTGCTCCCATAGTATATTGTATCATCAAAAATGTTTCCAGCGGTCAATATTTCTACTTCTACCTGCTCATTTTCTTTCATATTTATAAGATTAATTACAAGGTCTCCAGTGATTGGATCTATGTATATAGACTTACAGTTTGGCGTTTTTATCCATTTGGTCTTATCTGGCTCGTTTGGATTACTCACTGGTGGTGCTATGTCATATCCAGTACCGCATATTGGAAGACGATCAAAAATAGAAAGTGACAGTGACTTAAAATAAGAATCTGCCGATTGAAGCCTTAAAACATTATTTGGGTTGTACTGTAAATACAAATCTGTTAAATTTTTAATTGGTGCATATATAACCTTTTGACCATTTATTAGGTCATGTCTAGAAATTGTTGCAAGTTCGTATCCACCAATATCTTCAAAAATTAAGTCAGTCATTATCTCTATTGACATTGTTTCGTCATTTGATAATATTAAATCTGGCGTTGCAATCTTAACACCGTCATCGTTATTTTTTGGGGATGGCTCTGGTATTGCTGCTACAGCAGAAAGATAAATTGGGTCTACAGAACTAATTGGGCTTGACATTAAACCACCTCACTTAAAAATAAAGTCATTGAAGGACCGTCAGAACTTCTTGAGAATTCAATATTATAGACAACAAATCGATTATTTGGATTTGACGCCATGCTTATATCGTTCTCTTTGTAATCTACGCTAACGATGTCTCCTAGTTGTATTGTTGGAATTGCAAATATTTGAGCCCCAATAGATCTTCTAGGCTTTGCTATTTTTTCAATTAGCCATTCCATTAAACTGTTTGCTTCATCTTGAGACTGTATATATGTTGTATCTATAGCAAAATCTTTTTTACCGTAGGTCATTCTGCTAAGTTTAATATCCTGATAGTCTTGTTTAAATTTATATGGATTTGATATAAGTTTATCTGCAACAAACTGTGGATTAGAAACAAGACTGTTCTTGTTAAAATATTCATCAACTGTAAGATTGTTATCAGACTGTTGAGTAAATGTAATTCCCTGAATTCTCAAATAGTTTCCGCTAGTTTCATCTAATGACAAAGGTGCATCGGTTGTATTAAAAATTAAAAACTCTGCTCCGTAGGACCCTGCTCTAAAACCAGATACTGCATAACCTTTCATTTTATTAAATGTTGGAGAAATTTTTGCACTAAGTGCTGGATATGCTTTATCGTATTTAAAATTAAATGCTGCCAACTCTCTCATAATGCTTCCAAACTCTTCAAAGTAGATATCATATTTTGGTGGCTCAGAAGAACTAATACCAGTTAAATAAGTATTTTGTATTAAACCACTAATTGAATATTTTCTAAACGACTCGTTAGCATCAATCTCCGTATCTCCAAAAACAGAATTAACAGGGGCACCAAGTTTAAATGATGTGTTCTGTGCATAGTTGTTACATAGTGCATACACATTTTCAAACATTGCTCTTGATGATCCTCTAGTAAATAATGCCATACTTGAGTATGCTGGAAGTGGGTCTATATCGTCTACTGTCTTTATAACTACTCCATTTAAATATAAATAAAATCTTCTAGTTGTTCCTATATCCTCATATTCTACTGCTAAGTCATATACCGTCGGATTTTCTTCAGCAAAACTTCTTGATTGGCCTGTAAACTTTCCGTCATCTACTGTGATTTGTCCCAAACCATCCCAAAGTTTAACGGGAACTGCAGATCCATTATTAGACTTTATTTTATAAAAAAACACATTGCTAACGCCTTGTTTTTCTGTGTCTGATAGTTTGCCCAATCCTAGCGCTGCTATCTCAAAATAGTAGCCAACGTTTGTAATAGGATTAAGCATTATGGCGATGCCTGCAGAACCCCCAGAGATATTAATATTTTTATCTGGCGTAGTTCCATTCACTACAAAATATGTTGAAGATCCGTTGGAGGTTTGTCCTCTATCTTGATTATTTTCTATCTTGCCAACAATTCTCATTCTTGTTCCAAAATGTTTATATTTTTTATTTTCTAAAGATTTGTGAACATAAGAAATAAAGTTTCTTGGTTTTTCCTTTGTTGTAAAATTTGGACCAGTTAAGGATAAAGCAGAAGACTGAATTGATCCAGGCTGTTGCTGGGTTTGTGTTGTTATTTCTCCAGTAAGTGTTGTAGAGAAAAAGTTTTTTATAAGACCAGTTCTTGTAGAAGTTCTTCCTATGGCATCAGCAGATACGCCTGTGTCTGTTGTTTTGCCTGCAGAAGAAACTGTTGTTGCAGGAATTGGGGTTTTGTTATCAAAAAGATATTCAGAGGACATATAGCATCCTTTAACATTGTCGTCAGACTTCCAATAATCAGATATACCAGCAGTGTGCTCTACCACATTTGTTCCAAATTGACCACGACCATGCTTTACTACTGGACCATTTTGAAGTTTTATTACGCCACCCTGCTCAAAATACTTTGGCTCTGAGTAAATTCTTACTAGACCTGTTGGATATATTTTTCCATTAAAAGGCAGTTTAGCAAAATAGTACTGATAATCTTCAATAGAAGTTATCCAGACATTTCCAAATCCAGTAACATTGTGCTGAACGGCATCGTACTTTATAATTTCTCCTTGAGAATAAAAGTACCCATTATATCTAGCAATCCAAAATACTGCTTCGCCTAAACTAAAAGTATTATTTATAACAACATTATTTTTTACAACAGGAACATCTGCAGAAAGGTTTGCATTTAGCGGAATTGCTGTAAGAAGATAAGAAGATTGGGTTCCAATCTCATTATTCAAAGACTTTGTATTCTCAGTTCCAGAAACCTCCCAGAGTAGCGCTGGCTTGTATGTGTAATATCTTTCTTCATCTAAAAGGCTGGCCTGTTTGATAGACCCTATTGATCTTTGAATATGTCTTGGAGTATAGTTAATTACTCCATCATTATATACAATGTTAGACTGAGCAGAAACAGAAATAATGTTTGCAAGTTTAGACTTTTCCAAAGTTTTATTTGTAATTTCTCTATCTTCAAATAAATCATTTGTTCCTTTAAGTGCAAAGGTTGTCGGCCTTTGCTCTTTGGTTGGCATTATGTAGTTTTTGCTCATCATAACAAAATTATTATATTCATCAAAAAACATTGCCGTTTGTGTAGAAACTGCTATGTCTTGAAGAATTTCTGCAACGCTTCTGTCTGGAGGAATGAAAAAATATGGAATTATTACTTCTTTTTCATTGGCTACTCTTTTAAAAGTATAGTTAGAAAATCCAATATAGTCAAGCAAAAGAGAAACTGCGGAACTAACAGAAACTTCAGTCATTAATATTTGTGGCGCTGTCATTGATTCTAAATACCAATATAGATCTCTTAGTGATATTGAAACTCTTTTGCTCACAACATCAGACTTTGGAAATGAGTCAGAGTATAGTGTTTTTATTGGAACCCAATAATCCCAACCATTGACATCAACTATAACTTCATAAAACTTAAACTGTATATGTCTATCTGTATATTTATGAACAATGCTAGAATAATTGTTTTCATTAAAGGCTTGATCATAATCAAATATATTTATTGATCCATTTGAAGCAACGAGTTGTCCAACTGGCAAACCGCTAACTCCAAGGTCAGATGCACTTTTATTTATTGAATAATCCAATGTCTTATCTGATATATTCATTACAAGTCGGGGAGACATTTCTATCAGATCAAATGTTGAGTCTTTCACATTCATTGTATCAACTACAATTCTTATTCCAGAAATATATTCAAACTCCCTATATTGAACCTTACCATCTAATGTTCTTAAAAATTTACTTGGATCTGTTGCGTCTACAACAAAGTTGGTTAGCCTATCTACAGTTTCATCTTGAACATACCACCCATATTTTGGTCTAATAATTGTATAATCTTGACCGTTCCAAATGTGATATTCTCCAATGTCATTTTCATTTTCTTTAATAAGGTACGCATATCCAATTACCGACTCTTTTGGTAAAAATAGTTCAGTTGGATATGTTTCTGCAAATACAAAATTATCTCTCCACTCATCTGGAACAATTAGTCCATAAGCAATTTCAACATATCCATCACTTTTAATAATTGAAGAGCCATCTCTTCTTCTTTTTGATGGATCAAAAGATATAAGGTCTTGCCAATTATTATCTTTTAAAACTTGAATCTTCCACTTGCTAGGAGTTTTTTGATTTAACTCTCCAAAAAATGGATCAGCAAAAGACCCTGTAGAGGATGAAAAAGGACCAAGATTTTCTGTACCCGTATGCGTTTGCATCTTAATAACAATCCTATTTGTAGGAATTTTTTCTTTATAAACAACAAATGGACAAGCGTCTTCAATGTCATACTGAGGCCCTCTTACCTTAGAAGCAATCCCATATTCTTGTCCACCCTCAGTTCTATAGGATGTCCAATATTTAAATATATCATTTTTATCTGGCATGTAATATCTTGGTCTGTCTGCCATAAATAAATTAGGGTGGTGTAGTTTTCCATTTTCAAGAAACACTGCTTTATTAATTCCAGATCTAGGTCTGAACTGATTAAAACAATCCTCTAGAGAGTATAGCGTTTGAAGTTTTTCTTTTTTAGTTAAAAATATTGTTGGCACATCATTATTATCAAATGATCCATCGACTGCAACATCTGCATCTGTTGCCCCAGTATAAAAGTTTCCAGCATCATTAATATCAAAACTTGTAGGTAAAGAAGAGTATATAGAAGATGGTTGTTCTGTACTCACCCTCCATCGATTTCGAGTGTCCGTGTCAGAAATCTTACACTCATAAGTCGCACCTGAAGAAGATTTGCCTATTGCTCCAGCAGGGGAACAAAAAGCCCCTGGGGTAATGGTCCATACCGAACTTATTGGGTTTGGTGTTGAAGTTTGGGTTGGCCTATATCTATAATTACCAACATGTTTTATATTTGTTGGTATATTCATATTCCATTCTGCAGTAATTACCGACTTATTTCTAATAGTTGGAGATGTCTCCAGAAATGTCTGCAGGTCTTTGTCTTCAAACATTATACCTCTTCCAGTGTTACAGAAACATTCCAGTAATCAAACTTGGTTCCTCTTTTTTCAACCGAATATGAAAAATCACTAATAAACATTTCAACTAGTTGATTATATTGCTGGAGATGCTTATACGGCTCTGGCGTACCCTTGAATATTCCTTTTCTATCATATGTAAGAAATACCCAAAATGATCCCTTGTGTGAGTCATACCACTCTAACATGTCTGCTGCTCCTGCGCCTCCGTCTGTTGTGTATGCTTTATGTGGAGACAACCCAGTTGCTGAATTAAAATTTGGAAAATCCTCATGAGACCTAGATGGAATCATGTCCCAACTAGTGCTTATTGTAATCTTGTCTGCAATGTGATATGACCTCATTCGGCCATTAATCATTCGCTCCCGCTTTTCAATTCGCTCTGTCTTAATATCAATAGGCTGTCTGTTGTCATCAGTTAAAAATAAAAACTGGTCAACAAGAGATTCATCCTCTATGCTTTCTGGATCAGTACCAACCTCAAAACCAATTGGGACATACAGTTTTTTCTTTGGGGTTGTTATGCTTGCAGGGTCTTCTACGAGTGTACCAGAATTTTCAGACCACAGCATACCGCTTGGTCTGTTATATTTTTTACGACCATTGACATACAACAGCCTTGGATCTACATCACCTTCTGCCACCTATAGCCACCCCCCTAATTCTTCTATCATCAACCCTCTTGATTGTTGCCATTACTGCTTGTGCAATTTCATCTGGATTTGCATCAGTCTTAGCATTAACTGTTAAGGTATATGTATTATTATACACTGAACCGCTAGACAATTCTCCGTTATTTATTTTTCTCATTGTATCTAGCCCATACGAATCAACAGCATATTTACTCATAATAAACTCGCCTGGAGTTAACATTGCTGGAACTGTATCAGTACCCCTAGCAAATCCACCCATTGCAAATCTTTGAATTAAGCCACCCATGGCTTTCCAGTTTGCAAACTGCGATGCTGCTATGGCATTGCCACCAAACTTCTTAATATCTGCTGCAGCCTTTTTCTTTGCTGCTTCTTCTGCAGCCTTTTTAGCATTTGCTGCCTTTACCTCTGCAGAAAATGCTGCTGCGGAGGCTGCTTTTTGTGCTGGAGTATTTGTTAGTTCGTCTAAATGGGCATATGGAGTGGCGCCCATCTTTTTAATATTTGCATTAACAATTTCTTTATTAAAGGCATCTGCTCTATCCTTCATATTTAATAAATCATTAACATGGCTTCCTGCAGTTTGTCCAGCATTCTTAGTAATATTTGCTACTGTAACAGCATTAGCCAATCTTTGCAAGTCTTCTAAATGAAGCGCTGCAGTTGATCCGCCAGTATTAAGACCATAGTTAAGTGCATCAGCAGTTGAAGATCCTGTACTGCCACTATTATTATTTGTGGTCGCACCGCCAGTATTTGTCGTGTTCACACCCCTAGGCTTGATGTCTGCTTGACTTGCCACACATTCACCTGTGTAATAATTGTAATATGGTCTTGAAGGTCCACATGGCCCTTGTGGTGTTGTAGTTGTTGTTCCCTTATCATCCTGAACACAGTTTCCATTTACCATGCTGAATCCTGTAGGACATGGTTTTGCACCTGTCTCATCCTTAACACAGTTTCCATTTACCATTTTGTATCCTGTAGGACATACTGTTTCGGCATCACTCTTAACGCAGTTACCATTAACTAGTTTAAATCCTGGAGGACATGTAGTAACACCTGGACCTTCATACTCTCCAGCGGGAATGATTGGATCTGTATTTACTGTTTGATTCTTATAGGCAGCAATCAAAGCATTAACAATATTAAGAGCATCTTGCATTTGCTTAACGAATTGTGCGGAACTAACTCTTGCAAGATCAACCTCATTTTTAATTCTTTCCCACGCATCTCTTGTTTTTCCTAATACAGTAATTCCCTCAATCGCTTTTTCTAAAGCAAGTTCGTTAAGTCTTAATGTCTCTCTGTTTGGCTCAAGACTCTTTTGTTCAATATCATAAATTTCGTCTTGAAGTTCTTTAATCCTTCCCTCAATTTCAATTCTACTTCTGCCGTCTTTAGATCTTAGTTGTGACAGTTCGTACTCTCTTGACTTTTCTAAGGCATCTCTTTGTTTTGTTACAGCATCGGCTGCAGACTGCGCTCTCATTTCTTGTGCAGCACGAGCAGCAGCAGCAATGTCTCCAGATGTCAAAGCCTCAGCAAGAGTTAGTTGACCTTTCTGTTGCTGCGATATTGAGGCATTTGCTTTTTCAACTTCATCAAGAGCCTTTAATCTTTCATCATATTTTTCATTTACCTTGGCCTCTTGGTCTTCAATTTCTTTTAAGCCTATTTCCTGTATTCTGATCTGTTCTTGTTTTACGGCAATTAGTTCTTCAGCCTTTTTAATTTCATCTTTTAATTTTTTATTTTCATCATCAAACTTAAATCTTAGCCTTGTTTCTTCTACATCAAACGCTTCCATTGCATTGCTATATCCAGTATCAAATATATCTTGCATTCCTTCAATAGTTACTTGCTTAAGTTTTAATTCAACCCTTGCTTTATCTACTGCCTTCTGAAGCAAATCTTTAAAATCTTTATTGTCTATACCAAAATTAATTAATAAACCTTGTAGTGCAGAACTGTCCATAACTGCCTGGAGTTGTTCTTGTGTCAAACTTTCAAATGCTCCAGTGATTTTTGTTAATAAGTTTGCTCTATCTTTCAACTCTTGCTCTTCTTGTATACCAGCCTCTACAGCGGCATATTCTCTTTTGGCCTTAGTTGATTTATTCCATGCCTTGGTTATCTTTTTTATTTGTTCATCAGACAACTTTTTATTGGCAATTGCTGCTGCAAATGTGGCATCTGCTACTGCTTCTAGAGCAACAGAACCCTCTATACCTGCTGCCTGCAATCTCTTAAGTGCTGCAGTTTGATTGCCTATTTGGTTGGCCATTTTTTGCTGCTCACTAACAAATTCTCCAAGTTTAACAGACTGTAGTGCATCTCCAATGCTCTTTGCACCATCTTTTATTTTTATAATATTTCCTTTTTTGTCAAACTCAAACAACTTACCCTTCTGCTTTTCATATTCTTTAGGATCCATTCCGACTATGAGTTCAATCAGGTCTTCTCCTGCTCCTAGTTTTCTCATATCGTTTTCAATACCGCTAAAAATTTCAATAGTTTTCTTTCCACCAAATAGTTTATTTAGAGACTTGAATGAGGCATCAAAACCTTCTGTAACCTTGATTTGATTTTTACGAACATCTCTTAGGCGTTTTAAAAGATCATCTAATGGAGATGACTTTGGCTTATTTCCACTTCCTTTATTTGCTCCAGGTGCTGGCGCATTTGCAGTTATAGATGCCCCCTCTGTAACAGCCTTAAAGCCTTGCTGCTCTTTATAATGTGCAATTAGTGCAGCCTGAGACAATCCTTTGTACTGTGCTCCACCGTATGTTCGTCCCTCAATTACTGTATTTTCTTTTAGCCATGTCTGATAGTCATCTGTTGCAACAATCTGTGGGTCTGGAACATTGATGACAGAAGCAATTGTAGTTGTATACACCTTTTGCTGGTCTTCTGTTAAAGTTTTAAAGTAATCTTCATTAAATGCATTAGTTCCTTTAACCTGTGGAATAATTTCGTACACCATGGTTGCTGTTAAATCTTTTTTGCCTTCAATGGCGTCAAGCATTGTGTTTAGTTGTTGATAGGCTGCATCATTTTCTGTGTAGTATTTAACCAAAACATTAGACGGTATAACTGCGTTTAAATTGTTTAACTTAATCATATTTTTAGCAAAGTCTAGTGCGTCTGAATCTTCTTCAAATGCTGAAACTTTAGTAATAAATTGTGCCTGTACTGTTTTGTCAATATCTCCCTTAGCGTTAAGAATATTTTGAGCAGCAACACCAATTGATTCAGATGTAGCACCACTAAACTTTGTTATAATATTCATCATCTTTGGAGCAATGTCTTTGTTATCTGTTGCCATCTGAAGAAGTTGTCTAAAAACTGATGGAGGAATATCGCCACTTGCCATTTTTGCCTGAATTAAAAATTCTTGACCTTTATCTATTGCGCCATCTTTACGAAGTTGTCCTGCCTGTGCACCAACAACATCCATGTAAGCAATTTCATTTGGGTTATCTTTATATCTAGCCTTAGCAGCCTTTTTCATTCCACTCATCATTGACTCTTGCATTCCTCCAGCACTGTTGTACTGAGAAACAATATCTTCTTGAATAACTCTTTGTGCTGCTGTTAAATCATTTCTTTTATCAATTAACTTTTCTTGCAATTCATTTGCTTCATTAATTTTTCCTTGAAGTCTTAACTCTTCAACTTTCTTTTCCATATACAAATCAAATGAATCTAGCATTTGCTTATTTTGCTCCATTGCAATTTTAGCATCTACTGCATATGCCGCTCCAAGTTGTGCAGATTGTTGAGTAAATTTCTTTGAGGCAAAATATCCACCAATTGCTCCTGCTGCAGCACCGATACCGCCACCAATTATTGCTCCAACAGCATTTCCAAGAACTGGGACAACGCTTCCAAGAGCAGCACCAAGTGTTGCTCCTATCGCTGCGCCACCTGCAGCAGATGCGCCTATGCCTACCTTTTGCATTGTTTTTTGTCCAGCAAGTTTAGTAATCATGCCAGCATTTTCAATGTTTGACATGTTTGACTGCATTCTCTTTTGATTTTCGGCAATCATTCTTGTTCTAACTTCAAGAGGGTTTTTATCTAAATCCTCTCCGTTTGGTCCAAGAACTTTTTCCATTTGTGCAATAACTTTAAGGCCTATAGACATATCCCCTGCTTCTTTAGCAACATTCATTGCAAGACTTTTTGCCTGATTTACATCCATTGCTCCAGACATTACTGCAGTTGAAAGTTGACTTGTTAAATCAGAAACTGCTTGACCACCCCTGCCTGCTGCATTTTGTTTTGCTATGTTTTCAGTTAAAGCCTTTCCTTCTTTTGTTTGAGTAAAAGCCTCGCCGTATGTTGTTTTGCCTGTTGCTGGACCTAGCATTGAGAATGAATTCTTTCTTCTTAGATCCATTTGTTCTGATGCAGTTACTTTACCGCCAAACTTTGCGATACTTTGAATAGCAGAAGATGATCCTCTAAACTTTTCTGCTTCTTGCAAAACCTTTTCTTGAGCACTATTAAATGCCATTCTTAATGCAATAAATGCTCCAACTGTTGCTGTAAGCCCTGCAATTACTGCCATTACTGGGCTCTTTAGCATAGGCAAAATCATTGAAAGACCCATCAAAGGCATCATTATTTTTTGAGATATCTCCCCGACTTTTCCTGGAGCCATTGATCCTAGCATTGCAATACCAGAAGCAGCCATGGCTGCGCCACCAACACCCATTCCTGGCCCCTTGCCTGCTGCGACTCTTGCGGTCCTCTTGCCTTCTCGCTTTTGAATATAAGACTTAATTCTTCCAGATGGGGTCATTTTTTCTCCATCTTGTGCCATGTTTGCAGCAACCACTGGCTGAGGAACTGGAGCCTGTGCTGCTATCTTACTTAGTCTCTTGTTATCTCTTTCTAACTTTTTTAGTTTACGACGAAGAGATTTTTGGTTAGCATCTATTGGCCCTGTTCCGTATAGAGCAGTTCTAGACGCTGCTGCAGCAGACTGTGAAATAGTTAGACCAATCTTTTGTCCTGTTGACTTAGCCTCTGCTATAGAAGATCTTGCTCCAGCAACTATTGATGAACCTATTGCACTGCTTGATTCTGGAGCATCTGCAAAACCAGGAACTCTTACACCTCTAGGACCTTGAACGATTCTCTTGCCCTTTTTGGGCTTATTCATTTCTCTTGTATCTTTTGGACTACCTGACTTAACGCCTCTAGTTTTTCTTCTTGTTTTTGGCTTTTCTGTTTTTCCATCTTCATCTTCAACCAATTCATCTGGCTTTACTAGAATAGCGTTATGCTTTGCGTGTACGAGTCTCCAGTTAACCTTTTTGCCTTCTTCAAGCCTGTCTATCATTGCCTGATAGTATTTTTGATCTTCTGGTCCAAGATTAAATTTTGCTATTGTTTCTTTTAGTTTTGGTAATGTTCTATCAATTTCAGCAATCATTGCTTTATGGTATTCATCAGGAGTCATATTCTTTGCAATGTCTGCCGTTGCATTTCCAAACCAGAACGGAGACTTTCCTGCTGCTGGGCCTTTAACTCCACTTAAATTCTTTTCTGCCATTTCAAGCATTGATGGCATTCTTTCTGCATAACCTCTTGCTCCAGATGCTCTATCTAGTACACCAGCCTTGCCAACATCTACCAACCTATTTCCGCCTAAGTTTCCTTTCTTTAGGTCGTCATCACCACGAAGATTTGCTGCAACTAGTTGTCTAAAATATTGTTCCCTGCTAAAATTGCCTGACAATTCTTTTGGAGTAAACTTTGGATCATAGGCAGACTCAAGAGCAAACATTGTTTTTCCAGTGTATGGATCCTTAATAACTCTAAGTTCTTGCTTTGGAGCCTCAAGCCCATGAACATCTCTTGCTATTATTGTTGCTCTTTGCTCTGCAAGCGCTGCTCGCAAATCAGGCATTGGCTTTACATAAACTTTTTTGCCGTCTTCTGTTAGGAACACTCCAGAGGCATCACGAGCAGCAACATTGCTGTATCCAGTACCCTTTTCAAGTTGCTTGCCATATGTGGTAATTGGTCTGCCATCAATGTCTTCTGCGGTTAAGCCTTGTAGTGCTGCTCTTGCTTTTTCAAGAAGTTTTTTCCCTGCAGTACCGCCAATCTTTACTGCACCAGTGTCTCCACCAGATCTTCCAGTTTTAAATACCCAGTTTCCGTTTTTATCCTGTACTAAAGAACCATTATTTCTTTTATCTGTTAATGTCCAGTCATTTGGATTTTTAGACTTCTTCTTTCCACTAACTTCTGGTCTTTCGTATGCAACAACCTTGTCACCATCTCGCTTAACATCAAGCATTATTCCTGGGGCTTTTTTAGCAAGATCCTCTATTGCAGAAACAACAGATGGGTTAGTGTTTGGAGCATAAGTTCTTATATTTTTGATAAGATCTTCAACAGCCATTTTCTTTGCGTCATACTTTATAGTTGAAGCAGATGCAGCGCCGATGCCAGCAACAGAGTATATCTTTTCAATTGCTGGTGCAATTCTTGGGTCTCTTGCAAGACCACCCATTACACCTGTTTTAAGATTACCCATTCGTGAGTATATTACTCTGTCACCTATTTTTGTTCCATCTGGAAGGTTTTGCAAAGACAATATTAAGTTTTTACGAATCTTGTTTGTTACTCTTGAAGCCTCGTCTGCGGTTAAATTAGAAGGTGGCTTCATTAACTGAGAAGTCATTGTTTCTACAGCACGAGCCTTTCTTATTTCTGCCTCGTATTCTCTTACATCTAAAGCATTATTTGTAAGTTTCTTGTGAACTTCTTCTGGAATGTCAAACCCAAGTCCACGATATCCTAATGCTCTTTCAATTCCTCTTGCCCCAAGGCTTGTTCGTATATCTCCAAACTGATCAGAAATATTTCTTGTTTGCATTTGCTGTGGTTTGGTTGCATGTGCAAAAACTGTATCTGGTTTAGTTCTTTTCTTTTTAGTTTTAGGAACAGCCGTTCCATCATTAATTAAAGAAGTAATAACTGGTCTATTTGCTGGATCTTGTGCTGCTTGTGCAGGAATAACTGCTTCGCCAGGAGATAGCAATGCTGGGACAATATCGCCTGCACCCATTGGTCCTGGAACTCTTTCAACGCCTGTTGAGTATCTTCTACTTTGTGGGATACCGCCACCTTTTCCACCTCTACCTACTGGTCCAGTAAATCCTAATTGTGAAGCGATTGCCCTTTGATATGCTGCTGCAAGTGCATTTACTGCTGCAGTTTCAGAGGTAAAGGTTTGTCTAAGTTTTTGGTGAACTTGATCTAATGATGCCGCTACTGCAGATGCCTCAAGTTGTTGTTGAGTTAAATAGTCTGTTTGGTTACCAAGTATCTGTGTTGATGAGCCAGCACGGTTAAACGAGGTTTTCATTGTTGCAAATAACTTAATTATATTTGCAAGTCCGTTAGCCAACAGACCGAATGTCATAAGAGCAATCGGTCCAATTGCTCCTAGCGCTACGGTGAGAATAGTTAAAAACTTTTTACTTCCTTCTCCCAGGTTATTAAATTTATCTAAAATCTTAGATGCAAATTCTACAATTGGAGTAAGAGCCTTTAAGAACTGCTCTCCAACTGGTGCAAGTGTTACCTTAAGATCTTCTATAGACTTTTTAAACTTATATGTTGTTGTATTTTCTATCTTGTCCAATTCTCGCTGTGACAGAATTGCTAACTCTTCTGTTGTTGCTTTTGTTAATCCCAAAACTCTGGCTGCCTGAGAGCCCTCTGCAGTTACGTTCTTAAATAGTGTTGAAAGTCTTGAAAACTGGAACTTTCCAAACAATTGCTCAATTGCTCTTGCACGATTAAGCGGATCTAGTGTATCTAAGGCTTGTGAAAACCCTACAACAGTTGCTGCAACATCTCCTTTATTTGCTTCAACAATACCTTTAATATTTATGCCAAGCCCTGCGAGCATCTTAGATGCTTTTTCAGATGGATTGATTAATGATGCTAAACCAGACTTAAGTGCGTTAGCGCCTTCTGATGCATTAATACCACCTTCCTTCATTGCTGTCAGGAAGAATGCAAGATCTTCAACATCTCCGCCCAATTGTTGAACCACTGGTCCAGCCTTTGGAATTGCAACTGTTAAGTCTTCAATAGATACAACAGTTTGGTTTTCAACTGCGTTAAGGAAGTCAATCTTTTTTGCTAAATCTTCTGCTGCTACACCAAATGCATTTGTAACAGAAATAGTTGTCTCAAGTGCCTGCTCCTGTTCAACACCACCAAGAACAGCAAGTCTTGTTGCTTCGGTAACTTGTGCAGTAAGTTCTGCGCCCATCTTACCCATTGCTGCAGCATTTGCTGCCATCTCCATGGTTTTTTCTACCGCAACGCCATACTTAGTATATTCTTTTGCAAGTGTCTGTATCTGCTTAACCATTGCGTCAGTTTCTTCTTGCGTAGTAAACATTTCACCATAAACACGCTTAAACCTAATTGCTTGTTCTTCAAGTTTCATGAAGGTTTTTGCAGCAGTAGATCCAAGAAGCATAAGCGGAACTGTAAAACCAACCATTAACTGGCGACCAGCCCACTGCGTATTCTTACCAAAATTTAATAGATTTGTTGAGCCCTGCTTTAGTAATTGATTTAATAATTGCTGACGCTGTGCTGCAATCTGTGTTTGTGTAGCAAGATTTTTCATGTCCAGCGTAAGCGGTCTTACAGCAATGGCTTGAAGGGCTCCATTTGCCCCACGACCCATCTTTATATACTGGGTCTGGATATCTTTTACACGCTCTCGTGCAACTTTATTTATTGTTTCAAATTCAGACTTAAAAAGCCTACCGAAAGTTTTAGTGGCTGCTCCAGTATATCTAAAATATTCTCTGGAGGATAGTTTATTTTTTTCTAAAGCATTAGTAAAGTGCTCTGTGCTTGTAGCAACCGTTCTCATGGCTGCTTGGAATTGTCCAGTAGCATTTATGCTGTTCATCAAGTTTTGTGCTTGATTTGCTGCTACCGCTGACGCTGCTGCGCCAGACTTTGACATCTGTGTGTGGAAGGCTGATATTTGACGCTGTAGAAGTTTTAAACTTGCTAAAGCATCTGACGTATCAATATTTACATGAATATTGGATTGAACATCAGCCATCCATCAACACCTCTTTATTTAGTTATTTACAAGATTACCAAGTAGAGTTGCGTCTGAAAGTCTAATTCCAGATGCCTCTTCGACAATCTTATATACTGTAGGAAGATCTATATTTTCTTCTAGGGCTTCCTTGTCTTCCGCCAACTCTGGCTTGTATTGTTGCATTGCGATTTGTACACACTCCATAAGTAGAGTCATTGACTTTTCATTGTCTTCCGCTACTTTGGCGATATCTTCAAACTTCTTCATAAACGGACGAAGTAGTGAGATCTTTAATGGTCTTACCTTGATCTTTGTTCCATCGATGAGAGTTACTGTCTTTTCTTCCGTGGCAGTTGCCATTTATTCCTCCTTATAAGGTTAAAGTTAATTATACCATAGCGGAGTCTATTTTTTTTGCTATTCTATAACCTCATAGGTTAGGCCCATTCCTATTCCAAAACCAGCCCTTTCTGCATTTTTACCCTGAAGTGCAAGGATATCATTTCCATTTTCTGCTGCACCTTTACTAAATACCCTAGCCTTCATATCTTCCCATTCATTACTATTCCCTGAATTTTTATCAAGATCAACACCCTGCATAGCAGCAGCAAATTTTTTATCACTATAATCTAAATCTCTTTTAGCCTTAATCGTTGCAGTTAGTTCTGGCATTGACAAAGATTGTTCTAATTCCTCATAGTCTTTCCAAATGCCAATCAAAAACGCCTCTGCTTCTAATTTTGCTAAATCCAAAGTCTCCCAGGAAGATCCACTATCTACGGCTTGAGACTTTACTGGCTCTTCTGATTTTTGATTAATCTTAATTCCTGCTGCAATATCGATAACCTCATATATTGTTGGTAAGTCTAAATTGTCTTCAAGGTCATCTATAGTTTTTATATATGGAGCATATTGCTTCATTGCTACAAGGGCACAAAGAACCAAGATAGATATTGATTCATCATCTGTTTTTGCTAATTTTATTGTTTCAAATTTTGTTAAAAATTCTCTAAGATATTTTATTTTAAGTGGAGCAGCCTCAACTATTGTTCCATCAATCAGAGAAAAACTTTTCTTTTCATATACGCTTGTTGCCATTATATAAGTATACCAAATGGAAAAGCCCAGACCTTGTGAGTCTGGGCTAGTCCTATTAAGTTGTATTAGTCGAGTGAACGATCTACGATTTTACCGTATGATGCGTCATCGTTTGGAAGGAGACGGAATGATACTTCAAACATTGAAGCCTCATCACGCTTTGCTGATACTGTAACATTCTCAATTGAGAGTGCACGATATGCAACATAGATTCTTTCCTTTGGAGTTGCTGAAGAACCAGATCCTGGTCCTACTGCTACTAGTCCACGCTCTAGTGGAACGTCACCAATATCACCTGCGGACATCTTCAATGTTGAGAGTCCTGATGCTGATACTAGGTCTGTATCATCTGCTGCAATTGCAACTAGAAGATTTTCTAATGTTGCCTCTGCGAACGATGTATTTAGATTAACTGTCATACCTTGCTTGAATAGACGAGCAACGTCGAGAAGTTGATCTACTGCTACTTCACCGAAATCTGGCTGGAATGCGAGTTCCAAACCGTTCGATGTATAACCTACGTTTGTGTAATTTTCGTCATCGAGTGACAAAGTTTCCTTGTAGGATGTGGCGGATGCGGTCATTGCTGGAAGATCTAGTAACGCTTGTGCGTCAGTAATCTTTCCAGTTGATGAGTTGTATCCGATTGGACCTGCATTATGCGTAAATAGTGCTGCTGCACCTACGATAATGTTACTACTTGAACCACGGCTGTATGCCATATATTCTCACCTCTTTCATTTTATTAAAAGGGGGTTTGTTTCCTCACCATAATTATACAGCCTTTTTATTAGGGTATTAGGTCTGGGTATACAGCATGCCAGTCATAGTCTATGATCATCTTATTCCCCGCATAGGTGCGGGCTGTGCCAAAATCAATAATATCTCTTGTTTCTTCCAACTGGTATATTTTAAAGTTATGGAAATATGGCACATAGAATGTTCCGTGTCCAGGGATTGTGGCTTTTGGTCGCAAAGTAACTGGCTCTGTTTCTATGGATAGGTTTGATAATATCCATTCATTGATGTCTTCTGCTGACTCATCGCCACGATCTAAAAGGTCTTGAATCTTTTGAGTTATTCTAATTAAATTTGGAACAGCATTTTCTTCTAAAGCATTAAAATAATAAAGTAATTGCTCACACTTGATATGTGGAAATGGCATTCTTCTCATTTTAAACATTCTATCATATATTGCAGCATTACCATTAAACACAAATACTCCAGGAGTTCCTTCTGTTAGATTGTTTATGGAAAACTCTTGAGCCAATCCAGCCATATCTGTTGGAACTGTTGGGAACATAGGGATTGCCCCAAAGTCTGGTCCAAGTTTTTGTTGTAAAAACGCATTTATAAATGATGGCGGATGATCAATAACTACACTCACTGAATACCAACTCCTGCGTTAGCAATCCAGCGGTAGCCTGTTGACAAACCTTTAGACCTGCCCAGTTTTTTGCCTGCTGCCATATCTTTTCTATATACTATTGGATTCTCAAGATATCTAGCAATACCGCTTACTCTTAAAAATGCTTGAGAAAAATATCTATTAAAGAACATATCAAATACCTTTTCAAATCCACCTTGGACTTCTGTTCCTCCAGGATTATCTACCCTTACTTCATTTTTTGTAAACACTGTTTCTCCGTTATCTTCAAATACCAAGACTTGTGCCACTCTTGGTCTAATCGTAACTGGAATGCCTTCTTCCATGATTCTTGCTTTATCATAAAACGGAGTCCTAGACCCATTTTTTATTGAGGTAGATTGACGAAACGAAGACCTAAATGACAAACCTAGATTACTTGTTGTATATGATATATCATATAATCTTGCACTAGGGCTACCTGTCTGATTCCATTCATAAACATGATGCAGCATATCTGGATTAACCCTAGCGTTAGAATCTATAAACTCTTTCATAAGTTCTACTGTTTCTACCCCTATTGTTTTTAGAAACACTGTCTTACCTCTTTGTATGCCCTCCAAAAATCCCATAGAATAATCTACTATATTATTCATTTCTTTTTTAAATTGCGCTGAATTAAATACGGCTCTCATACATCACCTGTCTGATTCTCGGATCTTCTAATTATCAACTTAAACGATTCTACTGTTCCAAATGGTCCAACAAATGGCTCATAGGTGGCAATCTCGAATAGGGTTCCCTTTCCTGATCTTGGTCCAGATGTTTCTATATAAATAAGATTACCTTCTTGATCTTTAATATCTGTTACAAGAATATTTGTTAAAGAGTTTTTATTATCTCTAGAAGATAGTCTTAAATCTGACTTTGCTCTCCCAATTAAAATAGTGTTTTGTGTTATGTTAACATTTGGTTTTACTTCTTCTTTAAAAGCAGAACCGCCTGCAGAAAAACTACAAGCAAATATTCTATCTAACACCCATTGCTTTTTTATTGCTCCAAAGTCACCTTGCTCAACGATTGGATGATATAAAGATGCCTGCATTGGAAACATAAAGTCTGGAGTTTCGCATATTGTCATTACAACACCCCAAGTTTTGTAATAGACTTAGTATACTTTGAAAGCATCTTGTCTACAAGTATATTTCCCGTTCCCTCGAAAAGACCTTTGTCAAACTGAATTTTATACTGATCTGTATTGTACGAAGAAATAAATCTCTTATAATAGTCCAACTTTCCACAGTCTATGTCGTGAACAAGCATCTCAGTTGCTTTTACGATATCTGATGGCACATTGGAATAACCGTACTCAACTGTTATTCTGTAGTCCCAGGTTTTACCAAATCCTCTGTAAATAAATTGTGGATCAAGAGAGTCTGAGGACGCTGCTGGTAGAACAAGTGGGGCTGACTCTGCACGATTAATATTGTCTGTTGACTTTTCAACAATTGCTGTTTTATCAGATGTTACTTCGTATTCTCTATCTGTTACCAATTTGTTATTTTCATAAACTGACAAAACCTTTTTTACATCATCCCAGATAGGCAAATAGTCTGATCCAGTTCCTGTAAAATTTAAAACCTTTTTCTTATAATAAAAACCTTCTCCAACAATTGAATCAATTATTGCTCTTGCTATTCCTTCACTATCTGCATATGCAGCAATCTCAGAAGCAGTGCTTCCCTTTGTAGATGGATCTACATATGGTCTAGTTACCTCATATGTATCGTCAATAATAACATCATCTATAATTTTTACTTCTACTCTGTATTCAGAGTCATATTTTCCAGGTAGATTTATTGTTAATGTATCTCCCGTTGAAAGTTCTGGAAACTCTAGTGTGGATACAGAAAGATCCGCCATATCAGTTACTAAAACAGTTACATCTTCATCGGTAATAGACGAAGGAATAGTGTAA